CAGAACTCGGTATAGGTAAAACTACCTTTTATAGATACCTGAAAGAATACCCTGATTTTAAAGAAGCTTATGATATAGGGCTTCCAAGATGTGAAGCTAAGTGGGCTGAGAAGGGAATGCAGCGATTTGATGAACGGGATGATAAGGGATTTAAGTACTACGTCCTGATAATGAATACGAAGTTTGGTTACAGAGAGCAACAAGGTTCTCAAGGTGTAACAAATAATACTCAGATTAATGTACAAGGTAGTCTGAATGTCCTTCAAGATCAAAGTAATAAAGAATTAGTAGAAACTATTCATTCCAACCTTGGCTTCCTGAAGGATGTTAAGGTAATAGACGCAGAGTTTAAAACTTTAGATGACTCTGAATCTCCTGATAGCAATTAGGAGTAAAGATGCTTAATCTTACGAATAAAACAAGAGCAGAGCTTCTAAGTCTTGCAGAAACTACAGAAGCATTAAAAAATCGATATAAAGAAAGATATATTGATTTCATAATGCCGTCTGAAGGTCCTTACTCTAGAGATAAGTATTATAAGCTAATGGAGTACTTCAAGGCAGGATCTGAACATCGTTTCAGAATGCTTGGTGGTGCAAACGGATCTGGGAAGTCATTCGGAACAGCTCTTGAACTTACTTACCATGTAACAGGAGAGTATCCAGATTGGTGGGAAGGTTGTAGACAAGACCAACCGAAGCAGTGGTGGATTGTAACAGAATCTGCTGGTACTTTTAAATCCTCCCTTCAGAGACTTTTGATAGGTGAGACACTTAATGCAGAAGATTACGGAACAGGACTTATTCCGAAAGAAAGACTTATAGGGTATGTAGGTTGGCCCTCAGTAGCAGGAACAGTTGGTTCCTTTCAAGTCAGACATAAGAAGGGACATATAGTTACAGTCGAAGTAAAGTCTTCTGAACAGGAAAGACAGAAGCTTCAAGGTGCAAACCTTGATGGCGTTCTGTTCGATGAAGAACCTCCTATAGATGTATATACAGAATGCGTATTCCGTCTTCGTGGTGGTCAAAAAAAGAAGCCCGGGTTATGTATGTTAGCATTTACTCCACTTAAGGGACTTAGTGATGTAGTACTTCAGTACTTAGAACATGGTCAGTACCCTCAACATGGTGTGCATACAAAGGACCCAGATAAGTACGTAGTCAGAATAGATATGGAAGATGTTCCACATCTATCTGAAGAAGATAAAAGGATGTATATAGCACAAACTACAGCAGCAGACCGATCAGCTCGTCTGCATGGTATTCCGGCGTTAGGTGCTGGACGAATTTACCCAGTAGATGAAGATTTAATTAAGTCTTATAACCTTAAGATCCAACCACACTGGCCTCGTGCTTACGGGATGGACTTTGGATGGGTTAAGACAGCAGCTATCTGGGGAGCAAAAGACCCAGAAACAGGAATTATATACCTTTACGGAGAGTATTACCGAGGTGAAGTAGCTCCTTATGTACACGCCCATGCTATAAAACAACGGGGTGAATGGATACCGGGAGTAGCAGATCCTAGAGGTGATAAGGCTAATGAAAAGGATGGTAGTCGTCTGATTGACGATTATATCAATCAAGGACTTAATCTTCAAGTCACATCTAGTGGAAAGAGTCTTGCAGATAACAGCGTTAACTCTGGTATAGCCCGTGTTCTGAATCTAATGGAATCAGGACTTCTTAAGGTCTCTTATAATCTAGAGAATTGGTTTCAAGAGTTCCGAGTTTACAGATATGATGCTAAAGACCCTAATAAAGTCGCTAAAAATCAGCATGACCATCTTATGGATGCAACTAAGTATTTGTTATCTTGCTTCGATGAAGTAGCAGTCTCATCTTCAGAGATCGAAGAAGAAAAAGAAAATTTCCAACGATCTTCATATAACGATCCTGATGCAGAAGGTCGTTCAGACATTACAGGTTATTAATGAAAAGTCTTACTAAGTTTATTGAAAGTAATAACATTGCAGAAGATCTTGATGATGAAGATCTAAGACGTATTTCTGAACAAGTAGATGTTGGGTATAAAGCAGACCTTGACAGTTCTGCTGAATGGCTTAGTGACGTAAAGCGAGTCGAAGAACTTGCTATCTTGATGTCAAAGAAGAAGTCTTATCCATTTCCTAATGCTGCTAATATTAAGTTTCCTATTATAACCAAGGCAGTTTTTGAGTTCTCAAGTAGAACTTACCCAGAGATCGTAAAAGACGGTCAGATTGTAAAGAGTAAGGTTATCGGTGCAGACTATACTGGTGAGAAGGAAAAGAAAGCCAGACTTTGCGCTGATTACATGAATTGGCAGCTTTATTGGGAAAATGATGATTGGGAATTAGAACTTGATCGTCTTTTAACAAGACTTGCACTTATCGGTTTTATTTGTAAGAAGACTTATTATGATCCTATCAGAGAAGTTATTAAATCAGAGGTTTGTGAACCAGAAGATCTGATTATTAATTCTGATGTTAAATCTATTGAAGATGCACCCCGTATTACACATATATTACATGTAAAGCTTAATGATCTTATTGAAGGCTCAAGAGCTGGTGTTTATTGTGAAGAAGTAGTAGATAAACTTATTGAACAGTACGAAGAAGATGATCTTAATCCTACTATAGATCTTCTAGAGCAACACACTACTTTAGATCTGGATGAGGATAGTTATGAAGAACCTTACATTATCACTACAGTTAAAGATAGCTCTGAAATACTCAGAATTGTTGCTCGTTATGATGAGAAAGGGATTAAGAAAAAGAACGAAGAAGTCGCTTACATCATACCTAGACAACACTTCACAGATTTCCACTTCCTTGTCTCTCCGAAGGGCAAATTTCAATCAGTTGGATTCGGAATCTTACTTTTACATATTAACGAGGCGATTAATACGGTACTTAACCAATTAGTCGATGCTGGTACTCTTGCAAATCTTCAAGGTGGTTATAAAGATTCAAGACTTAAGGATATGAAAACTGGTAATTCAGATCATAATCCGGGTGAGTTTAAAAATATAAAAATTATGGGTGGGCTTACCCTTAAAGAAGGTATTCTCCCAGTCGATTATAAAGAACCTTCATCTGTCTTGTATCAACTATTATCCCTGTTGATTGAAGCAGCAAGAGATTTGTCTTCTAGCTCAGATATTATGACTGGTAACAGTTCTCCAGAGAATTCTAAGACAGGTGCTACACAAGCACTGATTGCTGAAGGTGTTAAGATCCATAATAGCATTAATAAAAGAATTTATAGATCTCTTGGGAATGAATTCTACAAAATCTTCTCACTTAATGGTGTTTATCTTGATCCAGAGAAAGCTTCTAAGGTTTTAGATGAACCTATTTCTATCGAAGATTTTGATCAAGAAGCTGTTGATATATTACCAGTAGCAGATCCTAATCTTGCATCAGTAACTAAACAAGCTGGTGAGATTGCAATCCTGCAAGCTGTAATGGGTCTTCCGGGTGTTGATCCTTTGAAAGTAAGTATGAGAATTATTAAGAAAGTTGTGACTGAGAAGCCAGAAGAGATTATGATGGATCCGAATCAAGAACAACCACCTAATCCAGAAGTTATTAAAATCCAAGCAGATATTCAAGCTAAGTCTGATGAACTGAAACTTAAAGGCGATCAACTAGAAGTTGAGAAGCAGAAGGTACAGGCTGAACTTTATAAGATTCAATGTGAGTGTATGAAGCTGAAGGCAGATGCTATTTTAAGTATTGCTAAGGCAGAGAGTTTAGAGGCTGGAGATCAGACTCAACTTTACATGAAACAACTTGATATGCTGTCTCAGAATATTGAAAATCAAATGCGTATGACTGAGATGGGACAAGAACAGAGTATGATGGATCAAGAACAAATGCACGACTTCATGATGCGAGATAAAGAAATGCAACATGAAAAAGAGATTATAAAACAAACTCCAGACGCACCAAAATCAGAATAGAGGTTTTATGAAAGAATCCTTAGTAGGATGGCTAGAACATCCGGTTACGAAGAGATATTTAGAGCTTTTAAGAGAACATAGAGAAGCACATATAAATAGAATGCTTAATATGGGTACTTTAGATGCTGAGAAACTTCCAGAACTGGCTCAATTAAAAGGTCAAGTAAATACCCTCGATCTGATGCTTGATACAGACCAATTAGAGAATTTTTTTGCAGGAGAGCTTGAATGAGAACATATATACCATTAAGAGAAAAGGTCATAGTTAAAGTTTTAAATGAAGAAGTAAGTGCTGGTGGGATTGTAGTAGTTCATAAAGATATGGAGAAGGAAGAAGGTATTCTGCTTGCGATTGGAAAAGCATGTTTCTATGATACAGATGGTGAAGATCTTAAAGTTGGAGATAAGGTAGCATTTGCTAGATATGCAGGAAAGGTTTTAGATGAAGAAGGTATGAATCAAATCAGAACAATGAGAGATATAGACTTATTGTGTAAAATAGAAGATTAGGAGTTAAAATGATAGACAGAGATGAATTAAAAGCGTTAATAGACGCTGAACTTAAGAAAGATATCGTTGATGAAGAAGTTAGTTCTGAAGAAGCTGTAGACGAGGAAGTTTCAGAACCTGTTTCAGAATCAGAAGTAAAAGATGTTGAAGTTAAAGAAGAGATAAAAGACGAAGTTGATCCTGTTTTAGCAGAAGCTATCTCTATGGGTTATGATCCTAATTACTCAGGAGCGAATAAAAAGACACCAGAACAATTCGTCAGAGATGGTTCATTCTTCAGGAAGATTGATGCTCAGAAGAAGGAGCTTCAAGAACTGAAAGGGATGATGAAACAACAAATTGAACATACAAGGAAGGTAGAGAAAGCAGCAGCAGAAAAAGCTCTGCGTGAAACACAACAGGAGAAGATTGCTAGAGTTAATGAAGGTGATGTTGAAGGTTATAAGATAGCAGAACAGAAAGAAGCTGCTATCCGAGAACAAATGCAAGCAACTCAACCACCTGTTCCAGAAACTCCAGATGAAATTAAAGAATGGGCCAAGACGAATGAAACTTGGTTTAATATGAA